CTCTTCTTTCTCCTCTTCTTCTTCCTCTTCTTCATCTTCTTTCTCCTCTTCCTCTTCTTCTTCCTCTTCTTCATCTTCCTCTTCTTCTTTCTCCTCATCTTCTTCTTTCTCCTCATCTTCTTCTTCTTCCTCATCTTCTTCATCTTCTTCATCTTCTTTCTCCTCATCTTCTGCCTCTTCTGCCTCTTCCACTTCTTCATCTTCTTCATCTTCTTTCTCCTCATCTTCTGCCTCTTCTGCCTCTTCCACTTCTTTCTCCTCATCTTCTGCCTCTTCCACTTCTTCATCTTGTTCTTCTTCATTTGCTGCGTTTACATCGTCTTCTGTTTCTTCCTCATCTTGTTCTTGTTCTTCTTCTTGTCCTTGTTCTTGTTCTTGTTCTTGTTCTTCTTCCTCATCTACATCTTCGCTCAATTTTGATTTTTGCGGAGTTAATATATCCATTACTATATATTAAATATATAGTTTATAAGTTTTTAATAAATTATTTAAATAATTTATTATATTTTTTTTTTCATAATTATATTCTCTTAGATAATTAGATACATTGTCAATAGATACCCATTTAATTTCGGTAATTTCATAAATTTGATAATTATTTTTAGGAATATAATTATTATTAATTATACCAATAAAGTATTTATGTTTATATGATTTATAATTGGAACCACTAAATATTTCTTCATATGGAACAATATTATTAATAATAGCAATGTTTTTTTTTTCATATCCTGTTTCTTCTTCAAACTCTCTAAGAGCACACACTATATCTTTTTCTTGATAGTTGCGTCGACCTTTTGGAAAACCCCATTCAGGTTCAACATATTTTTTATCACATAAGTTTATCAAACTTTCTAAATTGTAGCTTTCAAATATATTTGAATACCCATTTTTTAAATTAATAAATTTTGTTCTTGACGTTTTTTCCTCATTTTTATAAGAATTATTAGTGTTATAATTCCATAAATATTGCCATATACTATCGAACTCATTATTCAATATAAATTGTCGCTCATTAACTGTCATATTATTTAATAAATTTGTTATATAATTTTTATCTTCTATGGAATATTTTCCACGCATAAAATCTACAAATGATAATGTATCCTTACGTTTTATTATGAAAATCTCAAGATTATTTTTTAATTTATTTGTAATAGGATCTAATGTTTTTGTAATTCTTATAGGAATAATACCAATGCTTGTTATTGGAACTTTGCATTGATGAAATAAGTGACCAAGCTTGCCGCAATTATTACAAAAAATAAATTTTTTTGTATTCATTATATATTTATAGATTGTATTGTTAATTATAATACTAATTATGTTTTTATATATATTTTCTTATTTTAGTAACACTTCAAAGTTTAATAGATTATAATAGTTATAATAAAATCTGTTATATAATAAAAATATTATGAATAGTCCTAGTGCTAGTGTATTCAACCCGATTATTTGGGGTCCTCATTATTGGTTTGTATTACATACAATTGCTTTGTCATACCCGTTAAATGTAAATGAGAGCACAAAAAAAAAATATTATGACTTTATAACAAATTTGCCATTATTTATACCCGTTCCCGATATAGGAAATGTATTTAGTAAATTTTTAGACGCATATCCTGTAACTCCTTATTTAGACTCGAGAGAATCATTCATTAAATGGACACATTTTATACATAATAAAATAAATAGCTATTTAGGTAAACCCGAATTATCATATTATGATGCTTTAAATAACTACTATGAAAACTATAAATTAAAAGAACTTAAAAAGAATGATGAAAAGAAAAATAGGCACAAATATATTTTCGGGAGTTTATTATTACTTATATTATTCCTAATAATATATTTATATATTAAATAATACTATGAAACTTGAATTGCTTATTTTATTAATAACAGTTCTGGTATTACTTAATACATATTTTGAAGGTAAGTTAATTAGTAAGCTAAAGAAATATGAAAAATATTATAAGATGGTTTTTTTTGCTTTTATTGGACTATGTATTTATTTATATATAAAAAAAAATCCAAACAATTATAAAGATTTTGTAACAAACTCAAATAGTTATATAAAATATTTACCTATTGATAGAAATACAGCAAGTATTATTACTCCAATCATAGATTTTACGTCAAATTCCATTTCTAAAGAATTGAATAATAACTATAATATATACAATAATCCCAATATTCAAAAATCAGTAAGCTTTTCAAGTCATTCAAATAATAATCATCATTTATCAAAACAACAACAAAAAATATTATATTCTGGAAATACTTCTACAAAGAGAAGTGTAAGTGAAACAAAAAAAAAATTTGTAGCAGCATCTCAAAATTGGCATTGTAAACAATGTAAAAAACAATTGCCCGCTTGGTTTGAAGTAGATCATGTTATAAAACTGGAATATGGTGGTTCAAATAACATAGATAATTTGGAAGCATTATGTAGAGATTGTCATGGTAGAAAAACAGCTTGTGAAAATTTATAATATTAGTAGTCAATATTGAATAAATATTGAATAAATATTGAATATTATAATATTGTTGTATAATATTATATTGTTGTATAATATTATATTATGTCAGATAATAGTAGTTATAGTACACGATTTAAAGATTTTGTAAATAATACTGGTGAAAAAATACCTATTCTTAATGATTACATTGGTACTATTTTTGCAAGAATATTAGACAAAATTGTTAATGGTTTTACAATAAAAGAAAAAGGTGCTAGTGTACCACATCATAAGTATTACAGATATTTTATAAGTATAATACTTATATTAATATTATGTTTGTTTTATTATTTAAATGAGAAACAAAATCTATTTGCTATTAAAAATACAAAATATGAAATATTATTTGCTCTATTATTGATAGCATTTAGTATTTATTGTTTTCTTTTTTTTGTTTATAGAAATAATACTTCTTGGGACCGGAAACCAAAGGAGGCAGCCAGTAAGGGAGCAACCAGTGATGACACAAGCACTAAGGAGGCAAGCACTAAGGAGGCAAGCAAAAAAAAAGAAGATGCCGAATATAATAGTGATTCGCTATATAACGAAATATATGGTATAAGAGAACTTATAAATTCGTATGCTAAACAAAAAACAGATGAAGGCAAAGCAGGTGAAAGCAAAGCAGGTGAAAGCAAAGCAGAAGGAAATAAACCTACTCTAAATAAAGAAATATTAAAAAAAACAGTATCGAAACCCTTATTCAAGATAATGAAATATCTTTTTTATTTATTGTTAATAATTATAATACCATTACTTGTACTAAACATTATTTTATATTTACATAAAAATAATGACGCAGTCTTTAACATTACAAAAAATATAGTAATACTACTAATAGTATTAATAATATTAGCAATAATAGCTATAATATTTTCTATAAAAACTTCATCTGAATCAAATTATTGTAAAGTAGAATCATCAAAATCTGGAAAAAAAATACCATATACAGATTTAATGAAAAGCTATGCAAAATATTTTATATGTATACTTAAAAATCTCATATTTTTCATTCCTTGTTTATTAGTTATTTTAGTAGATGAAATAAATAAAGATATAAGATTAACGCCCTCTCCTGTTTATATATTATTTTTCCTGTTATTATTATTAATAATTTTGCTATTTATATTACCTATTATATTCAAATTTATAAGAACATTTAATAAGAGTGATATTTTACAAGGTGAAGGACCTTTTTATTTAGATAAAGAGAGAAGTTTAGGGAAATATCAGAACTTAAATACAAAATTAAGTAAAAATGTAACACTACCAACTATAAATAGCCAAGAAAAAGCTATACCAAGTGACGAGAAATTAGACAAAATAATGTCAGCTTTTAATATAAATAAAGAAGAATTAACAACTACACTTAATACAGGTAGTAATACCAGTAATTCTAGTGGTAGTAGTATGGGAGCCTTATATAATAAAAGTTCTAATATTATTGATGACAATATTTCAACAAAAGACATTAGTAATAACGGTTCTGATACAAAAGCCTATACATTTACATTATTTAAAGATATAAATAGTGCTTTTAATATTAAAAGCGTCTACCATAATTCAGTAATAAGTAAAGAGAAATTTCCATATAATTATACTTATAGTGTAACATTTTATATTTATCTTAATCCACAATCAGAAAATACATCACTAGCATATACAAAAGATACTGTGTTATTTAATTACGGTTTCAAACCTGTAATATATTACAACGGTACTTCGCAAAAAATAATTATAAAATCAAGAACAATTGGTAACAGAGGCGACCAATTAGATACAATATATGAGTTGGTAAATCCTAAGTTTCAAAAATGGCTGTTTTTTGTAATAAATTATGATAATAATTTAATAGATGTATTCATAGATGGTAAATTAGTAGGTTCAAAAGAAAATGTATCCCCGTATTTTACGGGAGATAAGGTAACTATTGGTGAGAATAATGGTATTCATGGAAGTATAAAAGAAATATATTATTATAAT